TCTGTATTGCTTCTATAACCACACGCCTTACATCCATATCCAGATAAATGATCATTCGGTCGTTGATTAAACTCGCCATGGTCTGGACATATGATACACACTTTAGTTTGACTATCCTGATATTTAACTTTAGAATAATCATAATACTTACCATGTTTTTTATAGGCGCGTTGAATGAATTCTCGTGTAGTTAATCGTTTCATTTGACACTTCTCCTTATTTAATTGTTGACGAACGTCATCACCGTGAGTATAAATAATACTTCAAGGGACACTCAGGTAAACTTTTCCACCTGACTGATGTGTTTGTTATCGCATTCACATCTAACCTTCTATTTCTATTTATACATTATACACGTTAACAACTGCTTATTAAATTAAAAAGAGCCACCATAAATGATGACTCTTTCTTTTTTACAATATGTGTAGTATTTAAACCACAACTTCACTCAAATTTACACCAGATGATGTGGCGATGAAATTGAGCAGGATATAGCGGACGGCTTTTGTGGGTTTAATTAAGATCGAACATACCATCTCATTGCGATCCATAACTTCAGCTGTATTATTACTCGTATCACATACGATTTTAAACTCCTGAATACCACCTTTAACCTGAACCTCTGTGAATATTGGTGTGATTTGATCAACGAAACGCTGACGAGTTATCGCATTATTACCTTCGTATAGAAAATACTTAGCAGCTTTGCGTGTCATTCTTTCAAGACGAAGGAACATTCTACGTACATTGATTGAATCAAAAGCCGTATTTTTACTTAATAACGTTTTATCACCATTGATTATAATACCATCATATGGTGTCGAAATAAACGGATTCATCGCCTTAGTGAAAATCGAATCTTGTTGTTTACCGTTAGGATTAAACGAGATGTCGTTCACGTTTGATACGATACCACGATTCCAACCAGCAGGTGAATTCCAGTAGTTTGCGATACGGTCAGTGTAAATATAAACACCGTTTGCAGTGATTGATGGTGGAAGCCAGAACATATCGGCTGTGAAATCATCAAGCTTCTTACCCCAAATTGGGTACATCGCACCGTATGATGAATTCAAACCTACGATATATTTCAATTTTGGTAGAATATTAGCATCAATCGTATTAGTTGGCGCACTAGGACGTACAACCTTCTGGTTACCGACTAATGCAAGATTACGTGGACCATCAATAATCGCCATACAATCTTTACGAGTATCTTGACAGAAATCAATCAATTTATTTGAAACACTTCTCCAAGATGAGGTATCTTCCCGACTATTAATAACCCAACCGGACGCTTCAACTGATGTTGGATCATAAACCACACCGATATCATTTGTATCAACAATCTCAAGATAACTAGCAATCGAAGTCAAACCGGCATCAACAACTTGGTCGATTTCAGTCTCTTCTATATTACAAAGTTTATCAAACACTGTATTCATACCAGTCAGCATCGTAGCCAGTTTAATATTCTTAGCCATTTGAGCCTCCGTGAAACCAAACACACCAGCATCAATATCTTTTATCGAGTAAACCTCTGTGTTTTCTGGAATGTTGGTTGTCACGTTGGAATAAAAATCAATGTAATTAGAATTCGTATTAACAATAGTGTCAATAAACACTGTTTCACCAGTAGCTGGATTAACCGCGTTACTATCTAATGATCCAACAAATGTTTCAATAATAGAATAGTTAATCTTATTGTTATTATCAGCATCAACAAATTGTCTAACCACTGAAACCGAAATCTGATGTAAATATTCATTATCAAGATCACCGGTATCTGTCAACGTAATTGTTGGGAACAATGATGCCGTATCTCTCGATATAGACTTCTTCGATTTATCAGCCACGTAGTATGGTGTAACGGTATCAGCGACATCAACACCAGCGGATGTAGTAGCTGAACTAACCGCATACCAATCCGATATATCACCACTAACTGTTGATTCGAGTATATCTTGTAATGGTAATGCGTTATACGCCGTGTTGATTACGGTAAAATAACCAACCGTTTCTTGATTCAAATTATCAATAGATAATGTTTGACGAGTCTTATCGATGACTTCGAATTTATTGATAGCTGGTTTAGTAGAACCGGTTCTATATGAATCAAGAGATGCTAATGTAATGATTCCATCAGAATCTTTACTGATTATAGCTTCTGCTGATACAGTATAGTCTTCATATGCGGATAATGCGACACCAGACATCTCAGTACCGGATGCAACACTAAACGTTGATTTCATGTAAGTGTCTTCTACATCGTTAGTGTATGGGAGTTTAGCTACAATAGTTCTACCATTTTGACCAATTGATTCAATGGCACTATAATAAAAATAGCGTTCAGCTTCATTACTTGGTTGACCGAAATAAGTCAAAAAAGATTTTCGTGATGTGAATTCTAACGGAAGATAATCTTCACCTTTATCGGCATAACCTATTGTTAGTGAAGTAGTTCCAGCGATTGCTGGATTATATTGTGAAAGATCAATTTCATTTACTTCTACATCAGGATGCATAATTTGTCTAGTCATTTTTTATTCTCCTTGTTCTTATAAAAATATATTCATCTTTATTTATACAGTTTAACGAAATATGGTTAATGGAATGTGTTTAACGATTTTCATATAACAGTAAAAATAAAAAATATACATTCAATTCATCGAAGATGAACACTTTCCGTAGGAACACGAGTGTAAACGAGTAATATTAAATTGTTTTATCTTATAAACTGGTTCAATATATTATTAATAACATTTTTCATTAAACTGTATATGAGTTATTCACTACGTTCATGTTCACCGTTGGTGAATGGAAGATTATATTTTATATTGTTTTATTAAATTTGATAAAATTTATCATCCGGTAAAAGATTGAAGGTACAAGGTGACCTATAGCAATCCGTTTAAATTACCATTCATTTAGCTATTTTCACTATTACTATTAGTTCACAGGGTCTGACTCCACAATTCAACATGGGCGGTACTTTCCCACAGTTACGTTTGAAGGATTTGATCCTAACAGCTTTTTATATACACTTCTTTACCCTTATTTGGTCATCATCCGTATAATGAGTTTCGTCATTTTAGGTGTCTCAGCTTTTTTGGGCGCGGTTAGGAGCTTCATAACCCATATGCTTTGACTGACCTTGGCTCTCGGCTCTCACCTCTCGCCTCTCCGTTTAGTATCATACCCAATAAATTGGTGTCGTATACCGCTCGCTACATTAAACTGTCACATTCAATGCTACTATGTGTGTTATTTATACCGATTTAAAACATAAAGATAAACCATTATTTTTGATTAACTTTTATGTTCAGTTTCGATCATAAATATAGTATACTAACTATATGGAAAATAATAAACAAAAAACTAAAGCGAACGTCGAATTAATTAATCGACACATCAATGAATATTACGATGAACTCAATGATGATATGACTGTAACCATATTTAATCTACGTGATCGATCATTGGCTGTTTCTGCAATTCGAGCTAAGTGGTTGATGTATTTTTTCAAAGAAAAGGAGAATCTTAAGCGTTTAAAAGAAGCTAAATCAAAAGCAACTACTATGTTATTGGATAAATACAACAAAGATCCAAATAAACGGTCAGTTATTAATAAGAAATTAGAAGATGAAATAAACGCGAATGAACCTAAAATGGTGAAGCTTAACGATAGAATTAATGACAATAAGGAAATTGTACAATTTCTTGAATTCACCACGAATATTTTGAATGATTATGGGTTCACGGTTAAGAACGCGATTGATGCATTAAAATTGGAACAAGTATAGATGATAGAGTTTGTAAACGAGGGTGATGGGTATTGCCGAATAAAAAGTGAAACAATGGAAGGTATTGGTGCAATACTTAAAGCATTCACTGTTGATGACCCCCGTGCGTTTTTTGCTGAACAACATGGTGCGAGGAATGTAAATACTAAACTTCGCGCTATTTCAGCTGTTGGTTTGTTTCGAGTAGGTTTGTTTTTTCGTATCTATAAATTATGTATAGACCTGTACGGTAAGGATAACATAAAGATTGATCCAACACTTGTCAATATAATTTTACCATTAAAGCAATATAATATCGATTACACTAATCCGTTAATAACACCAGCATTTAAATTGAATGATGATATGGAAGAACGCGATTATCAAATCGAATCAGTTAGA